CCTAGCAGATAGACACAGACACATGTTTCATTTTAAAATTGAATGCTATGTCTCACATGACGACAGACAAATAGAATTTTTAATGCTTAAGAGAGATATATTAGATTATCTTTTAGAAACATATTATGATTATGGTACTAGAACACACGAATTTGGCGCTAGATCTTGCGAAATGCTAGCTACTGAAATTTTAAATTATTTTTCAGCAAAGCGTGTGGAAGTATGGGAAGATGATGAAAATGGTGCAGCTGTTGAAATAGTTTGATATACTTCACGGTCATGATGATATTTATATATAAATAATATTATGTTTATATCATACAGGCAATGCCCAAAATGTAATCAAGAAATACAGCAATTATCTAGCATATCTCAAGCTCGTGCAGATTATACTAGCAAGCAGTCTATTAAACATAAAAAACTTTGTCGCAGTTGTATAGCCACAGATGTTAATAATAGACGATGGTCAATTCAAACTAATAGAGATAAACAGTCTGAACGATGGAAATCTAATAATCCTTCTAAAATTAATGGACCATGGAATAAAGGAATACCAAGAAGCATAAAGGATCGAAATGCAATTAAAGAGTCTTTAAAAGATCGTAATACCAAAGGAGTGTTCAATCCTAATTATGGAAATCTTAAATATCATAATATAGGTAATGAATTTAAAAAATATTCTGAAAGAGTTAGAGTATTAACTGAAAGGAATCGGTATAATATATTTGGATATGACGAAACTATTAGAGGTAAAACAGGCGAATTGGGTAAATATCAAATTGATCATATTAAGTCTATTTTACAGTGTTGGAAAGAATCTATATCTGTAGAAGATGCATCATCTATATCAAATTTACAATTTATTACGTGGCAAGAAAATTTAAACCGGAGAATATTTAAATAATGAAAACGATTTTTATCATCGACTCTAATACAATCGACTTTAAATATCTAAAAATTTGGCAACGCGAATTAGAGGATGCTATATCAGATTATATCCTTCAGAATGGATTAAATTGTAAAGTATCTACTATATACGGAACAGAATTAAATGGGCTATCTCTTATTAACGATAGCCCTTTAACGTTTAAATCAATTATAGATCATCAAGCATTTTGCACTAATCAATTTACTGAGTTATTTAGTACTGGTAAAGTCCGAGATAATGATATCTTTGTATTTATGGATGCTTGGAATCCTGCTATATTTCAACTTAAGTATTTATCTGTCGCATATCAAAAGCAAATATATATTCATGGATTTTGGCAAAATGGTAGTTTTAATAAAACTCATTATCTTTATTGGTCTCAAAAACGTACATGGTTAAAGAATATTGAGCGAGCATTAGTATCTGCAATCGATAACAATTATTTTGATAATGAATATCATTTTAATATGATAAGATCAAGTCATTTCAAAACACTTGGAATGAAGAATATGATTAATGCCCAAGATAAAATTTCTTTTGCAGGTCCTCCTATGGAACGAGCTGTAGAATATGCTAATGAATTTAAGGATGTTCCTAAAAGAAATATGATTGTATTTCCGGATAGAGCAAAGGAGTCAAACCAACTTATTATATTTAAAGAACTTCAAAGAGCATTGCCCCAATATGAATGGGTAGTAGTTCATGAACGAGCTTTAAATGAAGAACAATATTACGGAACCTTGGCTGCTGCAAAATATATATTTTCAGCAGATCAAATAGATTCATCTACAACTTCGGCCTACGAAGCAATAATAAATAAATGTATACCAATAGTACCAGATAGATTAAATTTTACTCATATAGTACCTGATAAATGGAGATATCCAAGTGAATGGACTAAAGATTATTCAACATACACTCTACATTATAATGATTTAATAGAGTATATAAAAGATAGAATGGAGAATTATGATAAGTATTCAGAGGGTATTGAAGATATAGGGAAAGAATTAACTAATAAGTATTATAATATTTCAGCATTTAAGGATATGATATATAAATATTTGAAAAAGCCAATAGTCGTATAATTATATTAAATAACAATAAATGAAAAAATCAGAACTAAAAGAATTGATCAAAGAAGAGATCAAGAAAGTATTAAAAGAATCTACGATCTATGATAAAATACAAAGAGTCAATAATGATAAATTTACAAATGGATATGGATTTATTGGAAATGTTGCCGGTAAAAAATATGCAATTGTTTGCTATAATAGCGGAGGTCAACCAAATCTAAAACCATCAGACGTTATTAATTTGCGAGACTTAAGTAAATTAAAAGGGCTAGTAGATGATTCAATAATTTTAAATATCCAAGCATACTTCATGCAAAAGGCTACGAAAATTACAAAAATGGAAGCTAGCGGTAATGATATAGATTTATTAATAGTTACAGATCATAATGTAAATTCTCCAGAAATATTTACTAATACTAAATTAAATAAACAATCTTCTTTAAAAGAAACTTCTATACCAGAAAATACTTTAATGAAGGCATTAAAAAAGGCTGGTATTAAAGTAACAGATGATATGAATGTTGAATTAAAAGGACCGACGGGTAAAACTAAAATCGTAACAGTTAATCCTGACGGAAAAGTAACTATGGATGAAGGCATAAAAGATAAATTAGTCATTGCAGCGACTTGCTTAGTATTAGCATCCGGATTAGTTTCTTGCACAAAGCCAGATAATTCAGATCTTAGACCTAACAATGCTCAAACAGAAATGCCATCAGGAGAAGAAGAAAATGTTGCTCCTGTAGACTTTTTGAATACATCCGGTAAAACAGTTACTATAAATAGTGTATTAGCAGGGTTAGGAAAATATACACCTAAACCCAAATTTAAAAAAGGTGATACGGTTCAATATAAGCAACAGACTATGAAACCTAATGTTAAGATGCAATTAGCCGATTCAGCAGAAGCTAGAAGTGATGCACCTTGGATTGGATATTGGAAATTTACAGACCCTTGTAGAACTAATAATCACCAAGTTATGATATGGACTCAAACAGGAGATGATATGAAGAAGGGTATTATATATTCAGGATATCAATTACCCGATGATGATACAACATATTCGGCAAGAACGTATAAAATACTTGATGATGGTAAAAAATATATAATACTTGGTTATACAATTAGTTCAATTTTTTATAATAAAGCTACAGCACATATGACAGTTACTATGTCATCACCTACGTCAGACAGTGGTAAGCCTTGGACATTAGAAATAGATTATAGCGGTAATAATATGCGCGTTACATCTTGGGCTGGCGGTAATGCTATACGAGTTAGCGGGTTGGGTGGATTTAAATGGTAAAATAACATGAAAAAGACAGAACTAATAAAATTAATCAAAGAGGAAATGAATTCCTTTAGAATCGAGCCAAATTTGGCATATAAGATATATGATATACTAAAAGAAGAATATCCAGTGATAGGAAAAAATGAAACTCCTCTAAGTTTTTTCCATTTGATAAATAATGGATTAAAGAAATAAATTAGCCCGAAAGGGCTTTTTTTATGTTTATAATTAGGTTTTATGAATCTTTATCATTATATTAGATAAAATTAAATAATAATAAATGGATTTATCACACTTGGTTGCACCCAACCCAAATCGAAAGCCGCTATTTATTCCTTCGCTATCAGCAGGAGGTACGGCATCATCATTACAAAAGAACCGAGATATTGAACCTGGATTAACATCTAGATTTTATTCGAAAGATTTCCCAGAAGAATTTAGACATCCTTACTTCTTAATAACTGCAGGCCATTTTTATAAAAAGATGGATGCTAGACAAAGATTTGGATTAGAAGAAACTTTTACCTTTGGTGATTCGGGAGGATTCCAGATAGCATCAGGCGCTATTAAATGGGACGTTAATATTCGTGATCAAATATTACAATTCTTAGAAGCTAATTCAGATGTAGCAGCTAACTTAGATATACCTCCTCGTATGAGCTATGAAGGTAAGTTTCAAGAATCATTAGATTTCAGTTATGATAATTTTAAATACTTTGCTCAGAAACAAAGCGGTAAAACAAGATTCTTAAATGTTCTTCAAGGAAATAATCCAAGTCAATTTAATTTATGGTATGATACCGTAAAGGACTTTGATTTTAATGGTTGGTGTGTTGGAGGTAGCAGAAGATTAGTCGATTTTATGTATACTATAGCATTATTCTTAAAAAATAGAGAGTTTGAAAAAGCTAATGTAGAATTTATTCATATGTTGGGTATTTCTAAGGTATCAGACTTCTTTATCCTGGGAACTTATCAAGCTCTTTTAAATAAGCATTATGGGGGTAGAATCCAATTAATGACGGATAGCTCTTCACCAGGACAATTTCCAGTGTTTGGCGATTTGATTATAGGGCCTAACTTCTCAGCTCAGAAATGGGATCAAATACATGTATCAAGAGATATTAAGTATAGAGAAGAAGATTTAATGCCTACTTTATTTCATACTCCTATAACAAAGAATTGGAATATGAAGATTATTAATGATTACAAACAGGAATATTATGATAGAGGTACATTACAAAATTTATTAGTATTTAACAAAGGATTATTAGATATTAGTAGTTTCTGTACTAAGGATATTGAATTATTAGGAGAAGTTATTCCTAAAGATTTATATTCAATACTTCAATCCATTCATGAAATGTTTGAATCAGATGATCCAATGTATATCTATGAAAAATATAGAGGAATCTATATCAATTACGGTGGCCAGTGGATTGCTAGCCAGCACAAAGAGGTTATGAATAACTTCTTCGAACTATAAAATTAAATCATTCTAATAAAAATAAAAACAATAAGTTATGCAAAAAGAAAGAATAATATCGTTTATTTCGCGATATCACTTAGCTGGTAATACAGACAGCGTAAAGTTAATTATAAAGGATAATCAATTGATTTGTTCTTTTATTTCATCTAATCAAAACGTGATTGGAGAGGTAGTATTGGATTCTGTAGATATTGAGGATGCAGAGTTGGCAGTATATACTACAAGTCAATTATTAAAAATGTTATCTGTATTAGATAGCGAAATTGAAATCAAATTAGTTAAAGTAGATCAAAAGGTATTTTCTTTAATCATTAGTGATAGCAATACTTCAATTACTTATATGTTATCAGATCTATCAGTAATTAAAGCAGTTCCTAAAATAAAAGCTCTTCCATCTTTTGATGTTAAGATTGATATCACAAAGGAATTCTCTGATAAATTCTTAAAAGCTAAGAATGGTATGCCAGAAGCTGAAAACTTCGCAGTTACGTCAGATGGTAATAGTTCAGAAGTATTACTTAATTATTCGACAGTAAATACTAATAGAATCAAGTTTAGTGTAAATGCTGAATCAGAAGGAAAATTATCTCCTACTTGTTTCTCTGCTAATATCTTTAAAGAAATTTTAAATTCGAACAAAGGAGCAGAAACAGGAATCTTTGAAGTATCGGGTCAAGGATTAGCAAGAGCTACTTTTACTGGCGAGGACTTTAAATCTACGTATTACTTAGTACAATTAAGCATCCAATAATATGATAAATACATTAACAATCTCAGAAACTCAAAGACTTCAAGAGTCTTTTACAAAGAGTATGACTCAAATCGTTCCGACATATATTCAAGGTTCTAAAAACCATTATAAGTTCGTGACCTGGGTTATAGATGAATCATTAGATTCTAATTATCGTTTAGTAACTGATATTACTGCTTTAAGTAGTGAAAGAAGTGAAATCGAAACCTTTGCTCAATACAAGAATCGTTTAAAGATGCAAAGAATGTTTAAAAAGTATCGTTATATGTTTACAACAGATATTTCTGAGAAGAATGGCAATTAAAATACTTTATCTTTTTCTTTAGTTTTTTCTTTCATCTCCCATATTTATAATAAAGAGAATATGGGAAGATTAAGAAAATATAATACCGAAAAAGAAAGTAAAGAGGCTCAAAGACAATTTGCTCGCAATTACTATTGGAAGAATAAAGAACGTCTTGATAGAGAAGCTAAAGAAAGATATCAAAATAAAATCAATCCGAATAATGAATTACGAAAAGATTTATAATGATATCGTAGCTAAGGCTAGGGCTGAAGATAGAAGGAAAATAAAGGGCGGAATATATTATGAAGCACATCATATCATACCAAAATGCTTAGGCGGAGACGGAAAGACATCTCAACATAAACATCCTAATATTATATTACTTACTGCTAAAGAACATTATATTTGTCATCGATTATTATGTGAAATATATCCAAATAATAATAAATTAGTATATGCTTTTTGGAGGATGATTAATAGTTCAGGCGGTAATAACGATAGATATATTTTGTCTGGAAATGAATTTAAAAAAATAAAAGAGGAAATAAAGATAAAACTTGCAGGAAGAATAATTTCATCAGATACTAAAAAAAAGATGTCTATTTCTAGTAAAAATAGACCTCCAATGTCTGAGGAAACTAGAAAAAAATTATCAGATAACTCTAAAGGTAAAAATAATCCAGGATCTAAACCTGAAGTAATTGCTAAACGCGTAGCTACTATGACCAAAAAAAGTTTAAATGGTATTTATGGCGTATCAGGAAACCGTCATGCAAATTATAAAGGAGTTTTAGAACAAAAGATATTAAAATATAAAGGTGGCATTGCATCTGGTAATGCCACCCAAGTTGAAATTGATGGTGTTAATTATGATTCTTATAAAGCAGCAAGTAGAGTATTTGGAATAGCAGGAGAAACCATATCTAGAAGATGTAAATCAGATAAATATCCTGCATGGAAAATTATAAAAGAATATAAAAAAGATGATAAAGAAAGAACATGATATTTGGACAGAGGCCTATAGGCCGCAAATACTCGAAGACTACGTCGGTAATGACCACATAAAAGAGAAGATTCGGGTATTTCTTCAAAACGAAGATATGCCTCATCTTCTTTTAAGTGGACCTCCAGGTACAGGTAAAACGAGTTGCGCTAAATTAATTACAAATACTTTTGATTTTGAAATGCTTTATATAAATGCATCTGATGAAAACTCAGTTGATGTTATTAGAGATAAAATAAAATCATTTGTAAGTACGATTAGTTTTAATAAGTTTAAAGTAGTTATATTAGACGAGGCAGATTATGTTACTATTCAAGCTCAAGCAGCATTGCGTAACTTAATGGAGACATTTAGTAGCCATGCTAGATTTATTTTAACCTGTAATTACCTAGACAGAATTATTCCTGCTATTCAAAGTAGATGTCAATCCTTTCAAATCATTCCTCCTAATAAAAAGGAAGTGGCAGAAAGGGTAGTAAAGATATTGAACAATGAAAATATTACTTTTGATATTAAGGATGTTGCAAACTTTGTTAATGAAGGATATCCAGATATCAGAAAGGTAATTAACTTATGTCAACAGCATTCAGTAAACGGAGAACTAACACCTGATAAATCTATTTCATCTAGAAAAGCATATACTTTACAATGTATTGATATATTAAAGAATGAAACCAGTCCAAAAGAATGCTTTACTAAAATAAGACAATTAATCGCAGATTCTAAGATAAGAGACTTTGCTGATTTATTTAGAATATTATATGATGAGATAGATGTTTATGGAACGGGTCATATTGGCCCTGTTATTATGATAATAGCAGAATATCAGTATAAAGACACTTTCTCAGTTAATAAAGATATCAACGCTGCGGCGATGTTCGCAGCTCTTATAGGAACTATTAAAAAATAAAAACAAACCTTTAAAAACAAATAAATAAAATGAGAGAAGAATTAGGACAAGAACTAGTAGAAGTAGCTGTACCATCACCAAAAGATGAGTACAGACCATCAGACAAAGAAGCACTTCGTGAATATGAAGTTAGAATTAGATTCTTAAGTAGAGGATGTGTTGTAAGTGTAGGATGCCAGGAAATTGCATTTGAATCAGTAGAAACAGCTATGACTGCGATCAATGCGTATGTTGCAAATCCTTATGATGAACAAAAAAGATGGAGAAAAATACTAGGATAATGAGTGGAGATGTAAAATTTGAAGGCACCCCAGAAGAATGGGGTGCTTTAGTAAAACAAAACAAAATAAATTGGATTGCTAAGGTTTGTCATCAAGCTAATAAAGCATGGTGTGAATCAGAAGGAGATAATTCTCAAAAAGATTGGATTGAAGCTGAACAATGGCAACGAGATTCGGCAATTAATGGTGTTAAGTTTAGAATTAGTAATCCAAATGGTGGACATGATGCTTCACATAATTCTTGGATGAAAGAAAAAGTAGAGACAGGATGGGTTTTTGGTGAATTAAAAGATACTGAAAAGAAAACCCACCCTTGCATTGTGCCATTTGACCAATTACCTAAATTCCAGCAAAAGAAAGATGCTTTGTTCTGTGCTATCGTGGATGCTTTAAAATAAAATTATATGGCAATGGATTTATCGCAGCTCGGCAAAAGCGGAGCAACAGCAAACGTAGGAGGAGTTGAAATTGATTACTTGAAACAACCTGCTTTAGAATGTGAAGAAGTATATGAAGATGGAGAAGTGTGTGGTAATCATACCTTCTTACCTGTATATATCTTTAAAAAAATATCTGCAGTTCTTGCGCCTACCGGTAAAGAAGAACTTATACCAATGGAAACCTATAGATGTTCTGCTTGTGGGTCAATACCTAAAATATTCCCTCAATAATGTCAGAAGAAGTAATTAAGGCAGTATCTGTTTTCGATTTAGTTAAGATCATGACCTCAACCGAAAGGAAATGGTCTGATCTTAACGACGCGGAAAAGAAAGCAACAGAACCATTTATGATAATCATGATTCTGTCAATGCATCCTGATTTATTAGAGATAGTAAATGAATTTCAAAGATATGCTATATCGTCTGATTTAAAGCCTAAAGAAGTTTATTCATTCTTTAATGATATTTTACCAAAGCGGTCTTATTATAGTCCTTGGGTTAAAGGTAAGAATGAAAATGCTTATAGCAGTGTATTAATAGATGTTATAAGTGCTGAATATGAATGTTCAAAGTCTCAAGCTTATGAGTATTTAGATTTATTAACAGGCATTAATAATATAGATGCTATCATTAAGATAGTAAGTAAATATGGATATACCGAATCAGAGATAGAGGCTATTCTTTTAAATAAATCATTACCAAAACCAAAAGCGCCTAAGAAGGTAGCATCTAAAAAGAAAAAATAACACAATGCAATCAAAAAAACACAGCATACTTGAAAGTATATCTAACGTAACAGTAGGATTCTTAACTACTTTAATTTTCAGTCCATTTATATATTCTTTATGTGGTATGACATATACCTGGACTCAATTAGGTAGTGTAACAATAATCTTTACCATAATATCAATATTAAGATCTTATATTATAAGAAGATTCTTCAATCATAAACACAAATAACAAATAAAAAGGTTGTTTATTTGAAATAAATCTCTTATATTTAAGTATGAATAAAGAATTTATACCCTACGAACAAGCATTAGCTTTAAAAGAATTAGGTTTTGATGAGCCTTGTTTTGCAAAATATAAATCAGACAAATTATTATTAAATATCAAGTGGAATAATATATGGTGTGAAAATATAAATGAATTTGAAATTTATGCACCAACATACTCACAAGCTTTTAGATGGTTTAGAGAGAAGTATGGTTTACATATGTCAATAAATGTAAAAGATGGTATTTGGTATTTTGAAAGGTTTAGTATAAATGGATTTAAAACCTATGAAGAAGCAGAACTTGCTTGTCTTAAAAAATTAATTGAAATAGTAAATGAAAGAAAAGGCGCCTAAAATAGAAATAACTATCCCTAAAATTAAAAAGGAGTATGTATTTTCTGACAATGAAAGTACTGACACTTGGATATACAATGATAAAGGTCTTTTAGAAGTAAAGATTGATTGGGATAAAAAATTACTTAAATCAATTCAAGATGAAATACTTTATCAAGAATCATTACCAAAATCAAAACGAAAGTATTTGAATCCGGAAAATGGTAAGTTTGTTGGATATGCCCGAGCTAGAGATTTAGGATTTTTTGAAGATTAAATAAATAAAGTATATGAGTGCAGAAATATTAAGAACGGAATTTAAATTGACATTCTCACAAGAAAATGATTGTATGGAAAGTAGTGACTTAGGTCAATTCTTAAATATATACACTGAAAATGGAGGTGGTGGTGATTATTTTGTTATGGATACAGAAAGATGGGCATTTGAGAATATTGATGACCTAATCGAAACCTTAAATCAATTTAAAGAAAAATACGATAAACTAAATAAATAATATGAATAAAACAATGAAAATTGTAGATATATCTCTACATCTTATAATGATACTAACATGTATCTTATCTTTAATATTTACACCTTTTAATTCTTGGATAGTGAATACTTTAATATGGGTAGGAATATCTTTATTAAAAGCATTAACTATTTCTAAGTTAGAAGATGAGATTGAAGAAATATCAAAATTCTAATATGGCTGATATTAACAAAGAACAAGTAAATCACCCTTCGCATTACGGCGGGGGTGATAATACTTACGAAGTAATTAAAGTAATCGAAGCATGGGACTTAGACTTTCATCTAGGAAATACGGTCAAGTATATTTCACGAGCAGGAAAGAAAGATCAAAATAAAGAACATCAAGATCTTAAAAAAGCTTTATGGTATTTAGAACGCAAAATTAATAACTTAGAAACTAATAAATAAAATGGAAGAAATATATGGATTTGTCTTTTGGCACAATTATTTAAATTCAACATGGTATGCAATACCTAGAGACCAGTATAGTACCTTTTTTGGCGGTAATGCTAATGCAGAAGGAGTATTAAAATCGGGAGATATTAAAACTCTAATTTCTATTATAGAAAATCTTTAAACCTTTAATTGTTTTATAGTATGATGTAATATTTATAATAAAGCATTATACTATGAACTTTAAAGACTGGATAATAGATTTGTTTAAAGACGAGAGAAGATCAACCTCGGTAAAGCCCGTAATAGCAATTATAGGGGCTTTATTTTTATGTATAACGATGGCTATTAATTCAGTCTCCCATGCTCAATTTCATCCTAATAAAGATTTAATAGATGCAGTAGTGTTAATTACCGCCCTAGCCTTAGGAGGTGATACTATGGATAAGTTTAGTTCATTTACTAAGAAAAAAGAGGAAGACCTTCCTAAATAATTTTCTTTTTAATTAAGATTTTAGAGAAGAATAATTCGAAGCTTAAGCTAAATGCTGAATGTAATAATAATAAATTACCTGCTATATTAACAAATATAGATTCCGTTACTATAACTGGATTATAGAACACTATAGCTAACGTAAATGCGGTAATCATAAGCATTTTAGCTAAGTGCCATGCATCTGTTAAAAATACTAAGAATGTTTTAGATCCGAAGAACTTAGGCCCTAAATTTGGATCGTTATACTTATACTTGTTCACCCAAGATTCTTGAGGGTTGAAAAACGTAGATAGTTTAGTATACTTACTAAAGATAGATGTTTTGTATCTAAAAGAAAGAACATCCATTGTGGCATTAAATGCCCCTGCTAA